GACTTGTCTGCTGCCTATGAAAAAGCAGTATGGGCCAATCCCGTCACGCGTCAGAAGGAAATCGAGAGGATCAACGCTGAAGCTGAATCCGCTCGAACCAAGAAGGCGCAGGAAGAGGCCGCAAAGGCGAAAGCCGCAACCGCAGCAAATATCCGCAATCGGGACACCCAGCGAACTCCTACAGAGCCGAGGGCAACGATGAGGAACCTTGATGATGCACTCCGCGATTCAATGCGGGAAATCAGATCCCGTCACTAACCTCCATAGGAGCACCAAATGGCAAGCCCTAACAGCACCTTCACGGAACTGGTCACTTCGACCTTCCGCAAGGTTCGCAAGGATGTCAAAGACAACCTCTCGAACCGCAACGCCCTCCTGAAGCACATTTACAAGCGGGGCAACTACCGCACCGAAGATGGAGGCCTGACGATCGTCTGCCCCCTCGATTACGCCGCGAACTCGACCTATCAGCGTTATTCCGACTGGGACCTGCTGAACATCAACGCGTCCGACGTGATTTCGGCGGCGGAGTATCAGTGGCGCCAGATCGCCATCAACATCGTAGCGTCCGGTCGTGAGAAGCGCATCAACTCCGGTGAAAGCAAGATTTTCTCGCTCGCCAAATCGAAGATGAAGAACGCGATTCGCACGTTCAACAACAATTTCTCCTCGGACCTGTACTCCGCGGGGTCGGCGGCGAATCAGATCAACGGGCTTCAGGCGCTCGTTTCCGATCTCGGTACCGGCACCGTTGGCGGCATCGACTCCAGCACGTTCACGTTCTGGAAGAATACGATCTTCGACTGCTCGGCCAACAGCGTTACCGCGGGTCCGTCGACCATCGAAAACTCGATGTTGCTGCCGACGTGGCTGGCTGTCGACCGCGGCCCGGACGACTGCCCCGATCTGATCGTGATGGACAACGTCTACTATCAGTACTTCGAGGCTTCGCAGACTTCGATCAAGAGGTACATGGACGCCAGCAACGCGGACGCCGGGCTTGCTTCTCTGAAGTACAAGGGCGCCGATGTGTATTACGACGGCAATTCGGGTATCCCGTCTAGCCGGGCGTACTTGCTGAACACCAACTATTTCGAGTTGGTCGTCCATAAGGACGCGGACCTCGAAGTTGTCGAAGGGCAGCGGCCGATCAACCAGGACGGCGAGGTCATCCCGATTCTGTGGATGGGCAATCTGACCCTCAGTAACCGCAAGCAACAAGCGGTTATCCTGCCCTAACAGGGGCCCTGCCCTAACAGGGGCCCTGCCCTAACAGGGGCCCTGCCCTAACAGGGGCCCTGCCCTAACAGGGGCCCTGCCCTAACAGAAGGAGAAGCAAGATGGACCTCGCAGGCATCAATCTAACCAGAGTCCGGTCCAGTACCGAAGGCCCGGAATTCGCTGTCGGCACCGTGGGCTCGACGTATGACGGCAAGCAGTACAAGTACGTCAAGTTCAACAACGGGGCAGGCAATGTAGCGTCGGTGGCGGGCAACGTTGCCTACTACTACGCTGTTTCGGGCGCTTCCGCAGGCGAAACCACTGAAGTGACAATGGACGTTACGGACAGTGGCGGCGTCGGCGCAGGCGTGTTTCAGGCGGTCATCGAGGACGGCGGGTACGGATGGATTCAGACCCGCGGAGTCGCCACGCTGACCACGGCACTGACGGCCGGTGCGGACGGAAACGCCCTGACGGCTGTCGGAGCAGGCGCGGATGGCACGCTTGACGTAAGTGCGGCGGTCACGGACTTCATCTGCGCCGTAGCGATCGACGCGACCGCCAAGATCGTCATGCTGATGTGCCCGAACTAAAGGCAGGACCCAGTAGCCCAGCCCCCCCCCCGCCGAGGCGGGGGGCATCTTCAAGGAGCATCACATGGCTATAACCAAAGCAGAGCTACAGGCCGCGCTTGGCACATCCCCGCAGGCCGCTACGGTGACGCAGGAATTCGGCGTCGTCAGCACCTTTCAGGATTGGTACGTCGAAGGCAACATGGACGCGCCTGGCAAGGCGATACTGTGCCGCACTACTGCCGCCGACGATGCCGCGACGCAGGCGGCGTCCGTGCTCGCTCAATTGAGGGCGTAACGCATGGCAATTCAGGATATTTCGGATCGGGAAGAACGGCCGGCGTACGTGTCATTTGAAATGCGCGTGACGGAAGACAAGGCGGCCAGCAAGGCGGCCGGACGGTACGTCGCCCGCGAGTTTGAGGTCGTGAAGGTCACGCCCCCGTACAGCAAGGACAGTATCGAGTTCAAGGTTTCCGCCTGGCTGGAGGACATCGAGCGTAACCTGCGAAACGACCGCATCCCGGAGAAGTGGGCCGAGTACTGGCGCGAGTCCTACCGGCGATGGAAGGACGGTCAGGAGTTGCCCTTGAGCGGTACGCCAATCAAGGGGTGGGGCGTTATCTCCGCGGCGCAGCAGGAATCCCTCATTCACATGAATTGCAAGACCGTGGAGGACCTCGCGGCCATCAACGAGGGCGGAATGCAGCGTATCGGGCTCGGGGCGCACGACCTGCGCAACAAGGCCCGCGCGTGGTTGAAGTCGATGACCGACCATGGCGGCGCGACTATCAAGATCGCATCACTCGAGCAGGAAAACGCCGTCCTGCGGGCGTCGGTCGAAACGTTGGAGAAAAAGGTAGCGGAGCTGGCCGCCCGCATTCCAGATGATGCGGCACCGGTGGTTTCCTACGACAACGTTCACGAGATCACCACGGCGGATGTCCTGGACGATCCCGTCCCGGAGAAACGGCGGCACCGTAGAACAGTAGCCGCGGCGGCAGCATGAGCCTCCTGTCGATTGTTCAATCCTTTTGTGCCCGGGCTCAAATCCCGATTCCGGCTACAGTGATGGGGTCGACGGACACCAAGGTAGCCCGCCTTCGAGCGTTGCTGGAGGAGGAAGGAGATTCCCTTTCTGCCCGGCACGGCTGGCAGGGGCTCACCTTTGAAGCGACCCATACGTCCGTCGCGAATGAAGATCAAGGGGCCCTGAGCGCCATTGCGACCAACGGGTTTAACTACCTCTCCAACGGCACGATATGGGACCGATCGCAGCAGATACGCATCCTTGGGCCCCTTAACGCGCAAGAGTGGCAGCAGGCGAAGGCGATGGCTCCTACCGGGCCGGACTACCGCTTTCGGATTCGCGGCGACCGCCTGTTGGTCAATCCCGTTCCGATCGCAGGCAACGCATGGGCCTTTGAGTACGTCTCGTCCAACTGGATACTTGCCGCGGACGGGACGACGTACAAAAATCGATTTACCCTCGATACGGACCTGCCGTTGCTGCCGGAGAACCTGCTGACCTCCGGTCTGAAATGGCGCTGGAAGAGCGATACGGGAGTCGATTACGCGGAGGACTTCCGCACCTATGAAAGTCTGGTAAAGGACGCAATGGGCAGGGACGGCGGCCGGAAAACGTTGAGCATGGACGGCTGCAGGGGCGACATGCTGCCGGGGGTTTTCGTTCCTCAAGGCAGTTGGAATGTGCCGTAATGAGAGCCCCTCTCCGCTCAAAGGCAGCTCCTCGGGCGCAGGTGTCGTCTGCCATGACGTACTCCGCGCCGGTCAAGGGGTGGAACTCGAGTAGCGCCCTGGCGGAAATGCGCCCGGACGAGGCCATACGCCTCAACAACTGGTTCCCGAAAACTGGATACTGCGAAATCCGCGGGGGGTATGCGGCCCACGCCACCGGGATGTCAGGAAGCGGTAAGTCGCTGATGGTGTACAACCGAATGAATGGCACGAACGCCATGTTCTGCGCCACGGAATCGGGGGTGTACAACGTCACAAACACCGGGGCCGTAGGGGCTTCTGTGGCGGCCAGGACAGAAGCCGTGCATCGATGGACGATGTTCGGAGACGGTACGAATAGCTGGCTGATTGCCTGCAACGGGGTCGACAAGCCCCTGTACTACGACGGGTCTACGTGGGTAGCGGTAGACGGGGCATCTACCCCCGCATTGACCGGCATCACTACGACGAAGCTCCGGGGGGTCGCCGAGTTCAAGGGGCGGCTGTTCTTCATCGAGAAAGACTCGTTGTCTTTCTGGTACCTCGCGGCCGGGGCTGCCGGAGGGGCTCTGACAGAGTTCCCGCTGGACGGGGAGGCTGCCCGAGGCGGGTACCTGCTATCGATGTCCACATGGACGCGGGACGGCGGGTCTGGCATGGACGACTTTGCCGTATTTCTCACGTCGCAGGGCGAGTTGCTGGTCTATCAGGGCACCGACCCGAGCGATGCGGGCAAATGGGCCAAGGTCGGGACCTTTTACATCGGCCGCCCGTTAAGTTGCGGGTGCATGACGAAGTACGGCGGGGACCTAGTCGTGACCACGGAGAACGGGGTATTCCTGCTATCGTCGGCGCTTAACTCGGCGTCGGTTGATTCCAAGTTCGCCCTTTCCAGAAAAATCGAGGACGCTTTCGTCAGCGCGGCCCGTCAGTACGGCGCGGACCATAGCTGGAGAACCCACCTATATCCCGCACAGTCGGCGCTGATCGTTAACATCCCGGTGGCGGCGCCGAAGCATGAGCAGTACGTCATGAACACCCTCACAAAAGCGTGGTGCCGTTTCACGGAGTGGCCGGCTGAAGATTTCGTGGTATTCAACGGGGACCTGTACTTCTGCGCGGAGGGCACTGTCTACAAGGCGTGGACGGGAACGTCGGACGACGGCAATAACATCGTGGCAGAGGCGAAGACGGCGTTTTCTCACTTCGGGAAGCCCGGTCAGGCCAAGAAGTTCAAGATGATGCGCCCGGTCATGGCGGCAAATGGAACCTTCTCGTTCCTCACGGACCTTGACGTTGACTTCCAGGACGACGATATTGTTGGTACCGCCACCTACACCACGACTTCTTCGGCGCTGTGGGACTCCGCGGTCTGGGACGCCGCGTATTGGATGGAGACCTCCAGGGTACTGAAGGAATGGACCGCCCCGGCAGAGTGGCCGGGAGTCTGGGCCGCCGGGAAGATCAAGGTTCAGACCAACAGTCTGACGATCCAGTGGACGGCTACCGATTACATTTACGAGGTAGGCGGAATCCTCTGATGTTAGCCGTAGGCACCCACGTGGTCCAGTGGGTCGGGGATGCAACCGGCCACGTGTATCCCCCGGGAGCCGTGGGCGTCGGGTACGAGCGCGGCGGCCGGGTAGTTCAGGGCGTCGTTTTCACGGATTACACCGGGGCGAACATCCAAATTCATATCGCCCGCGACCCGTCGCATCCGTTCTATCCGGCGTTCATCGCGGCGGCCATGGACTACCCTTTCCGGCAGTTGGGCTGCCGCCGCCTGACAGCGTTCGTGGCCGCCAAGAACATCAAATCTCAAAGGCTGGCAGAGAAGTTCGGCGGGGTACCGGAGGGAATCATGCTGGACGCCCTTGACGACGATGATCTGATCGTTTATGGTTTGCTCCGACGCAACGCGCAACACTGGCTGACAGCCCGATACTCCGATAAATTGAAGCAGTATAGGAGCCCTCATGGGTAAGTCATCCCCCAAAGCGCCTCCCGCACCAGACTATGCGGGCGCGGCCGCGGCGCAAGGCGCAGCGAACAAAGAGACTGCAATCGCCAGCAGTCGCCTCAATAACCCCAACGTAGTTAGCCCCTACGGCACGCAAACCTGGTCGGAACCAGGAGGTACTCGCGTGTTCGATCAGGCCGGGTACGACGCTGCGATGGCGCAATACAACGCGGCCAAGGCCGCCGGCAAGTCGCTGATCATCGTCGGCTTCGACGCCTCGCCGGACGCCTTGCAGGCGATCCAAGAGGGCGTGTTGGCCGGCTCCATCGCCCAGTTCGCCGGTAAGATCGG